AAGAGGTGGGTTTGGAAGATAAGATTCTCACCGTACATGGAGCGAATGAGTCTACGCAAGATATGGGGGCAGGTAAGTTTGGATCTTCCTTATATTTAGGAACAGGTGGGGATATGGATAAAGTTATTGAGTCTGAGATTATATTCAGAGACCCTGAGGCTTATGATTTTCTAGGATTTAAAGATATTTATGAAGGAAGAGGAACTATAGGCTTCTTTCTTCCAGCTATTTACACCAATTTAGCATATAAAGATGAAAATGGTAATACGGATGTAGACACCTCTCTTAAATTTGAGATGGAAAGACGTGAAGAAAAGAAGCAAGCTAATAATACTTCTGCTTATGATGAGTATATTATGTCTAGGCCAATTAAGCCTTCTGAAATGTTTCTCTCAAAAACAGGTAATAAATTCCCTATCGTTATGCTCAGAGAACAACAAGCTTCCAATGATAGATACCAGTTTAAAAAACATTTAAGAACATTGGGAAACCTTGTTGAAGACCCTGATTTTATTACAGGTGTTAAATTTAAACCTAACTTTGATTTAAGACCTATAGATAGATTTCCACATGATTCTAAGTCAGATTTAAAAAGTGCTTGGGAATTTTATGAGCACCCTCCAGTGGGAATTATACCCCCTAATTTATTTAAAATTGTATATGACCCTATTAGAGATGAAGGCGGAGGTACCTCATTAGCAGCAATTTACGTTTACAAGTCTAATAATACCTTAGACAATAACGGTAATGAAATTGTGGCTTGGTGGGTAGGAAGATATGATATGCCTGAAGAAATACATTTAAATTGTGTATTGGCTGCTAAATACTTTAATGCTCAAGTGATGTTTGAGAATAACATTATTGACTTTAAGAATTATTGTATGCGTACAGGAAACTACCATATACTTGCCTCCACCCCAAAACAAATAATTGAGAAAGCTATAAAAGACCCCACATTAAAGTATGATGTGGGAATTCCAATGACAAACCCTTTGAAGCAATATGCTTTAAGATTGGCACAACAATGGTTGTTGGAGGAGAAGAAAAAATATGCAGAAGAGCTAGAGGATGGGACAAAGAGAGAAATAGTGGTGAGAAACTTAAACACTATTAAAGATGATTTGCTATTAGAAGAACTTGTACAATTCAACGATAAGGGAAACTTTGACCGTGTGTCTGCTTTCCTGTTATTAATGCTTTGGCTAGAGCAAGATAAAGAAATGGTTATAAAAGAGTCTGAAGACATAGTGAAAAAAACTTCAAATGATTTTTATAAAGACTTATATAATAACCAGTTAAAAAACACTAATTTACTGAAATATTAAAATAAATTTTATAAAAAAATAATTTTTAATTAATTTTGTTTTTTTAAATAAACTAAAAATGGTAATAAACGATAGTTTAACCGCACAATTCTTAAACATGCCTGGAAGTGATAGGCTAAGTTATAAGAAAAAAATAGCTGATAACTATGCCTGGGCAAGGCAGAGAATGGATTACCTATGCAATCAATACAACTATTATAACGAGAGAAAAGAAAAATTCAAGATAAACTACGAACTATATAACGGTAGAATGGATTTTACCAGTTATATAAATACAGGGAATATAATTGAGAATGAATTAGGAATGGATATTCCAGAAATAGAAATCAATCAAAGTGATTTTATACATTTTCCTATATTACAAAACGTATTACACGATCTAGAAGGAGAGGAGATAAAAAGACCTTTTAATCTTAGAGTGGTTAGTACAAACTCTACAAGTGAGTCAGTTAGACAAAGAAAGCGTAGAGAGCTTTTAATTGAGAATACTTCTAAGATTGTAAGACAAGAATTGCTTTTAAAAGCAAAGGCAGTTAATCAAAAAAGACTAGAAGAAATAAAAGCCCAGATGGACCCTTCAATGGACCCTCAGTATTTAGAAAAGCTACAAGAAATTACTGCTAATCTAGATGCACAGCTTGAGGAAACCATTAATAAAATGACTCCAGTGGAGGTAGAAACTTACATGGCTAAAGGCTTTAGATTACCTGAAGAGAAGCTTACCGATGAGCTATTACAATACCATATTCGTACAGATAGAATTAAAAAAGTTTTTGATAAAGGCTGGAAAGATGTAATTATTACAGGAGAAGAAGTATATTGGACAGGAGAGTTAAATGGTAGACCTACTATCAGAGCTTGTAATCCCCTGTATTTTAACTATGCTAAGTCAAAAGATGTTGACTTCTTGGATGAAGCAGACTGGTGTACTTACGATGAGTATCTATCTATTTACGAGATATATCAAAAATTTGGTAATATAATTACCGAAGAAGAAAGAGAAGTTTTTGACAAATATGAGTCTACATTAAACTCTCCTTCAGATTCTAAGGTGTGGGAAATTATTCCTAACGCTATTATGAATCCTACAGATTCCGAAGCTACTCCTAGCTGGGTAGACCCTTGGGAAGATAATTACAGTGATAATTTTAAAATTAGAAGACTTAGAGTAACGCATGTTGTTTGGAAGTCTTTGAAAAAAATTAAATATATCTTTAGGTTAAATGAAAATGGCACCCTAGAAAAAACTATTGCGGATGAAACTTATGTTTTTAACAAAGAAACAGATGTTAAGCAAGAAATTTTATGGATACCTGAATTTTGGCATGGATATAAAATATTCACCAATCCAAAGATTTATATAAAAGTTGAACCTATTCCTAATCAATATAGAGACGTTGACAACCCTTTTCAAATTAGAGGCCCTTATACAGGCTCTGTTTATTCGGCAAGAAACTCCGCCCCTATAGCAATTGCTGACTTAGGAAAACCTTGGCAGTTCTTGTACAATGTAGTTATCAATCAAATTATTGAATTGATGAAGACAGATATAGGTAATGTATTGCTAGGATTACAAGAACAAATTCCAAAGGAAATGACTCCTACACAGTGGATGACTTATATTAAGAAATTCAAGGTGGCTTTAATTAGTGCTTCTAAAGAAGGAGATTTAAGAAATATGGGAATAGATCCTAACTATTGGAAATCTATCAACCTATCTCACGCACAAGAAATAAATCAAAAAATACAACTATTAGAATATATTGAGAAAAAAATGGCACAGTCTATGAGCTATAACCCTGGTAGACTAGGACAGCAATCTCCTTATGAGTCTATAGGCAATAACCAACAAAGTATTATACAATCCTCTAATCAAACGGAGAAATGGTTCTACATGCATAATTATGTAAAAGAAAGAACCGTTGAGAACTATATTGAAATATGTAAAGTAATCTATAAGGAAAACCCATTAAAGGCTTCTTATATTCTTTCAGATTTAAGTATAGCTACTTTGAATACAGAGGTGGCAGATTTTGCAAATTATAACTATAAAGTATTCATTACAAATACATTAAGAGATACAGAGATTATTAGTCAATTGAAAACCTTAATTCAACCTATTATCCAAAATAGTGGAGGAGATTTAAGAGTGGCTACAGAAATTCTCACTACAGAGAATGCTACAGAAGTTAAAAATATCATTGCTAGGATTCAGGAGCAAAAAGAAGCTAAAGAAGAGCAAATGCAAAAATCTCAACAAGAGCAACAAATGCAAATGCAACAAATGCAGATTCAAGCTAAACAAGAAGAAATGAAAATGCAGAAACAAATAGCTGATGATAGAAACGCTGTAACATTAAAGGCTGCGGAGTTGAATGCTCAGAGATTAGAAAGAGCAAACGATATTGACCAAGATGGAACAAACGACTTGATTCAATTGCAGATGGAAAAAAATGAAAATGAGTCAAGCGTAGAGCTCAATGATGCCAAGATAGCACAGATACAACTTCAGAATAAAAAAATTGAAACTGAAATTCAACTAATGAAAAAAAAGGGTAAAAAGGAGTAAACCCTTATAAACACTGGGCTCATTAATGAATTTTTTTATTCTAAGAAAAAAATAATTTATAAAAAAATAATTTTTTTTCAATTTTGCAGTACAAAACAATTATTTCACACACACATAAACAAACAAACATGCAAGAGAACAATTTAGATTTTGAAATTATAGAATTCAATGAAGATCTTTTAAATGATAATAATTTATCAGATAAAATAGAATCTATAAACGAAACGGAACAAACAGAGGAGGAAGAAGAAGATGAGGATAACGATTCTTCTTTAGTTAATGCTGATTTAGTAGATGAAGACAATATTGATGACCTTGACCTCAATGACGAAGAAAAGGAAGCAATATTAAATAAGAAGAAAGAAAGCTCCTCTTCTCAAAAAGAAGAAGAAGAAGAAGAGTCTTCAGAAAATGAGGAAGAAAATTCAGAAGTAGATCCTTTAAAAATATTCGCTTCAGAATTACAGGAAAAAAACCTTTTAAATCTTCCAGAAGATTGGGATGGATCAGAAGAAGCTTTATTTGAAGCTTATGAAGCCACTTTAGATGAAAGGGCTTTAAATTTAATAAAGAGTTCTTATAAAATAAATGACCCTAGAGTAGACGGTGTTCTTAATTTTTTAAAGAATGGGGGAAATATTGATGATTATGTCAATTTACACGCAGAAACAAATTGGGTGGATGTAGACATTGAAGATGAAGATAATGCTACAGCTCTTGTAAAAACATATTTAACTTCGGTTAAAAATTTAGAAGAAGAAGAGGCAGAATCGTTATTGGATGGGTATAAAGAAAAAGGAAAGCTATTTAGTCAAGCTAGTAAAATTCAAGCTGATTTAAAAGTTTTCAGAGAAAAACAAGAAGACGATCTTATAAAATCTCAACAAGAATATGCTCGTATACAAAGAGAAGAATACATTAAGAGTGTAAATAAAATAAGAGAAACTATTCAAAGCGGCAAAAGTAATAATGTAGTTATTGCTAAAAACCAAAAAAGTAATTTTGAAGATTTTATTTTTTCACCTCAAGAGATAAGAAACGCTAGAGGAGAAGTTGTAGGAAGAGCTACAGGCTTCAAACAAAAATTAAATGAGTATCTTTCTGACCCTGAAAAAATGGTAGCATTAGCTTACAAAATATTTGAAGGATTGTCAGATAAGTCAGATAAAGTTGAAGTGGCAAGTAAAGAAAAAAGTAAGTTGGCAGAAAGTTTAAGAAGAGCTTCTGGAAAAACAAAGCCAAACACAATTAAATTAGAATTCATAAATTAAATATAAAAAATTAAATTAAATTAACATGAAATTATCACAAAGTAAATTCGGTATTATAAAGGCCCCTACGATTACAGGCGATCGTAACTGGGGTATGAACTATACCAACTTAAACAATCTATATGCTGCAGGTTTGATTAAAACAGACGTAGACGCATTAGGTGGTATGGGTCAATTAGCCTCTATGAAAACATTGTTTGACGGTACTGCACCACTATTGGAACTTGCCCAAGGTTCTGACACTATCACTGTTGAAGGTGACAAAGTAGAATGGGAATTCATGGTTTCAGGATACAGACCCGCTCTTATAGTTGAAGACGTTGAAGCAGGAAACCTTACAAAAGGTATTGCTCAAAGAGAGTTTAAAATTAAACTTGACATTGGAACATTTGTAGAAGGTGATACACTAGTATTCACTGACAGCAAAAAATTCAACATGCGTGTAAGTAAAGCTCCTGTTAAAGAAGGATCTTTTACAGTTTACACAGTTAAATTGATGACTGACAGCCCAAGCTTGTTTGTTGACAATAGTTTGTTCACTCCAGGAACAAGAGTGATGAAAATGCACTCCACTTATTCTGAGGCATCTGTAAAAGGTGGTTCAATGAGTGTTGATGCTATCGGTAAAATTAAATTCCGTTCTGGATTGACAAGATTTAGAAAACAATATGCAATGACAGGAGATGCTGCTCAAAGAAAATTGAACGGTAACTTGTCTGAGGCAGATTTGTTAATCTTAGCAGGAAGAAAAGCAGGTGAGAGCCAACAAGCTTTCCAAACAAGAATTGCTAACGCATTGAGCAAAAAAAATACAGGTAACATGTATATCACTTCCGTTGCTGAGGTTAAATTCAACAAAGAATTTGAAATGGAAAAAGAACTTCACTTGATGTATCAAAGAAGTACTTCTACAGTTATTGACGAGTCTACAGGATACTTTGTAAACCAAGGTCCAGGTCTTCAAGAGATTTTGGAAGATGGATATAGAGAATTCTATAACACTTTCTCTATTGGTCTTATCAAAGACTTCCTACAAGATATATTCTTCGGTAGAGTTGCTTACGATCAAAGAAATGTTGTAATGTGGACAGGTGAAATAGGACTAAGATTATTTGATGAGGCTATCAACCAAATAACTCAAGGTTTCTTCAAAGATATGAAAGATTATTTCATCAAAACAGATGGTGCTTCATTGGTACCAGGTGGACCAACAGGATTGTCTTACACTGAAACTCCATATACTCAATACAAATTGAAATTTGGTGGTTCATTGACAGTTATGCACATGAAAGCTTATGATGATGTAACTTTCAACACTATCCTAGATGAGAATGGTTATCCAGCAGAGTCTTCAAGATTTACATTCGTTAACTACGGATTAGGTGATGGTTTTGGTAAAAACATTTCCTACTTGAAATCTAAGAGAGATGTAGCTTACGGTTACGAAGGTGGATTGTCAAGTCCTTACGGTAATAACCAAGGAGGATTGATGTCTCACTCAGGTGACTTCTGGACAGTACATAGAATGGAATACGCAGGTATCTTGGTAAAAGATGTTACAAAATGCGGTGAGTTGATTCCAGCAGCATTAAGAGGAAAATAAAACTTCAATAGGCTTTAGGGTATGAGCCATCTAATCATACCCTTTTTATAGCAGGAGGGAGGTATGGATCTCTCTGGTCTCATAAACCAGTTTAACCAGTTCGAGTCTGAGTCGTTGCTACTATTTTTTAATCACACAAACAACAAAACAATGAGTACATTATTAAACAAGAAGGTAAAAATTTACCCTAACATTAAAAAAAATAAGCATTGGCAAGTAAATATTGACCCTGCTTATAGACAAGCTTCTGAAAGCTATGCATTTTTGGCTAATGCTAACACCATTAGACCTCAATTTGATGAGAATGCTTACAGATACAATCTAGGTCCTATCAATGATAGATACACTGATGAACAAATAAATGAATTAGTAAGAAAACTTGCATTAAATGATGAGTATACTAATCAAAAAATAACTTCAGCAGATCCTTCTAATAGAAAAGACCCTTTCTTTACACATAGTAAGTGTAGAGCTAAATTAGGAAGAGATATTCAAACTCTTGACCTAAATAAACCGACAGAAGAATTGATTTATGCAATCATGTCGGCAGATTCAATGACAGTGGTGGGAGAGACTTCTCTATCTAAACACCCAGCCGCAGAGTGGATTATTGAAGATGAAATAGCAGATGCTACTGTGAGAGAGTCTAAGCGTGAAAAAACAAGTAAATTACACGAAAGATACAATAAACTCACACTATCTCAAAAGAGAGACATGAGTACCGCTTTAGGTATTAAATTGACAGGAGATGAGAAAGAAGTGATTATAGAAGACTTGTTGTATTCTAAAATTACAGAAAACAGTAATAAAGAAACTTTGACAGCTATACAAGATTTATTTATTGAGCTATCAGATTCTAAAAATAAAGCAAAATTGGAAGTTACTATCAATGTTGAGAAAATGTACCAATATGCAGTGTTAAGAAAAGAAAATATAAAAGTATTTTTTAACGGAGAGCAACTTCAAACAGATACTATAAATATTATTGATTTCTTACAAAAACCAGAAAATTCTTCACTATATTTAAGCCTAGAAGAGGCTTTAAAAGCTAAGATGAAATAATGTTTTCAATAAAAGAAGCCCATTATAAATTTAAACAACATGCAAACAAGGTAGATGGGTTAAGAAACGCTAACTTTCTTATACCTCAGATAGACGAATACCTTTTTGAAGCTTACATAATTTATATTGAAAACATTTGTGAGCAATTAGAGATAAACCAAAAAAGAAGAGATGACATAAGGGAGCTAGAAATTAAAAATTTTCTACTCCCAGTCACTAAGATTAACGATGACTATTACACTGCAGATTTACCCGCAGATTACTATAGATATTTAGAGTCTTATTCTGTATGTTTTACAGATAAATGTCCAAAGAAAAGTATTAAGAATTTTTTCATACAAAAGGATGATATTTATACAAATGATCCTATGTTTAATTCTTCCTATGTTTTTGAAAGAGTTAACATGGATATGTCAGGCAATAAGTTATACTTATACTATGAAGGATTTGATATAGACAAAGTTTTTCTTTCTTATATTAGAAAACCTTTAAGGCCAGGAAATCCACAAGACTTTTTAAATGGAGGGGGCACTTATAACTTACCTAATGGAACTCCTGCAGTTCAAAGAGATATAGAAATCAACTCAACTTTCCAAGCAAACAAAATTATAGATATTGCAGTATTAATAGCAATGAGAGATATAGGCAATACTATAGATTTTGAGTCACAATTAAATAAAATTTTAAACATATCAAAAATTTAATAAACCTTAAATAAATTTAAAAATGAGATCAAGAATTCAAAAACAAATTTTCCTTCCAACTGCCGCAGTATCAGGTAGTGCAACAGGATACGGTATTGTCCCAACGGGTACTGCATTTTACAATGCTACCACTAAGCAATACTTATTAAGACCAGGTCAAATCGGATTTTACAATGCCGAGACCAACACAGCAGTAAATGCTACTACTATCGTAGGAGTAAAATCTATTTTTATTGCAATTGGTGTAGATAAAACTGCATCTAAATTAACTTCTGACAGTGTAAGATTAGCTTCAGGTGAGACTATTACATCTTGTTCAATTGATGATGCAAGTGTAAAAGCTCCTCAAGAGGGTGAGTCTAACAAAGCTAAGTTTAACTTCTCTTGTACAGATTGTTCACAAAACTATTCTATTGGAATCAGAATTAACGATCCTACATTGAACTTTTTCTACCCAGAAAACAGATACCATGTAGAATTGATTTCTGTTCAATCAGAAGAATGTCCTTCTTGCGATGGTGATTGTGACTACACTCATGATTGTGAAGAAGTTGCATTGAAATTGAAAGCAGAAATTGAAGCAAACGAGTTGTTGTCTAAATATGTAGATACAGTAAGAACTTCTGCAGACCCAGTTAGTCCAATAACTCCAGCAGCAGGTTTCTCTTGTGCAATCGAAATTACTTTCAAAGTAAACACTGCAGAGTGTGTATGTTTCCCTCCATCAGAGGCTATCATTGATAGATATACTATCGGTTCTATTCAAGTTATCTTAGGTTCAGCTTGGGCTCCAAATTCTACAAGTGTTTCTGTAGACAATACAGGAATGCAATTGCCAGAAGGTCATGGTGCTAAGTTGCAATGGGAAGAGTATCATGAAATGCCAGGTGGTACAGGTTTCGATGGTTTGAACAATGAAGTTGAAACTACAGGAGCTCCTTACTATGCTCAATTAAATGTATCAAGAACTAAAAACTTACTAGTAGATTGTAATGAAACATATTGCCAATATGTGTTAGGATACCATACAGTTTCTCCAAATGAGAATGCAAATGGTATGAATTGGAATCCAAACTTTATCACAACTATCTTAGTACCAGAAGCTCATAGCACTACTCAAACAGCAGTGGAAGCTACTTTGAATGCTTTTGTTACAACAGGACCTTGTGGTAAGACAATTGAACTTGAGTGTCTATAAGACATTCTACAAAAAAAGAATATTATTAATTAATATATTGTTTTGTGTGTGGAGTAGGTGGTAGAGGAAACTTTGCCGCCTATTTTTTTTATACATATAACATAAATTTTATAATATAAAAATTAATACTTATTTTTGTTTATTATTATTAAAAATAAATACATGAAAAACACTTTAATTCTTTCAGAGGCGATTTATAAAGGCAAAATAAAACAAGTCAATCAAGATTCCTTTGTAAATATGACAGATATTGTCAATGAGATTTTTGCTTGTTTTAACATTCCTTGTTGTGAAAACCAATCAGATTTTTTTATTAGAAAAGCCTACTTATTAAAAGGAAGAAAAAAACCAGGAGCTAACTGGACTTCCCTTAACAAAATAGTAATGGATATTTATAATTGTGAATTCACAGAAACCTTCTGCCCTGGATTAAGAAGTGAACAGTGGTGGATTACCACTGATGTCATAAGACCTGCAAAAACTGTTGAAACTATTAGCTTTACAGGAGTAATTAAAAAAGTTTTTGCATGTTGCAATTTATTAACAAATATTGTTACTCAAAATTCAAATTGTTTATTATCTCAAAATGGTCAATATATTGTAACTCAATAAACTAAAAAAATATGTCAAGTGTAAAAATAACAGAACTATCAAGTTCAGGACCTTTAACAGGTTCAGAAGTATTACCTATTGTGCAAGGTAATCAAACAGTAAAAACAACAGTACAAGAAATAGGTTCATTTACTAGACCTTACAAAGTTTATACAGCTTTATTGACTCAAAGTGGTGGGGATGACCCGCTATCAATTGATTCAGGTTTATTAACTATTGGAGTAACGTATTATATAAATAATAATTCTTCCGGAATGGATTTTACAAATGTTGGAGCGCCAAATAATATTGCAGGGGAATCTACATACTTTATTGCAACAGGAACTACTCCTAACTCGTGGGGGGCAGGAGAAGGAACAGGAAACGGTACTTTAAGCTACAACACAGGAGCTCCCGTAGTAACAGTGTTAGAGAATACTATTGGGAATATTTGGTTTACTTATGATATGGTTGGAAGATATAATGTAAATTCTGATGGATTATTTACAACAAATAAAACTTATAGTGTGCCTTATGTGTATAGTCCTCTTTCAGATTTACCTAATGGCATTTTTATAGAAAATTTAACAGTAAATTATTCACAAATTATTTCTATATATAATGCAGATACAGTAGATGATCAATTATCAAACACTTCAATCGAGATCAGAGTTTACGAATAAAAATAAATAAAAGATATTAAATAAATAAAAATGGCAAGTGTAAAAATAACTCAACTTCCTAATGTATTAGGAAATCAAATAAATCCAGCAGTGGATATTTTACCTATTGTAAGAGTAGGTGCAGATTCTACAGATAAAATAACTGTAGAAGAATTAGGAACCCTTTTTGGAGGAGGATTAGAAGGGACTCAATATGTTTATGTAGCAGCTAATGGTACAGATGTAGAAAATGCTGCTGAACTTCAAGCTGCTTATGTTACTGCTCAGGGTATGTCTTCAAGTATAACAAATAGAATTACTATAATTGCTGCACCCGGAAATTATAATTTTAGCACTGCTAATTTTGTAATGAATAAACAATACATTGACTTAGTTTCATTAGATGGAAATAAAAGTATAGTATTTAACGGCTCAAATACAATAGAGATAACTGAAAATGATGTATTTGTCAAAGGTGTAGATGTTGGAACATTAAACTTTACTATAGCAAATTCATTAAATTTCTTAAGGGTTGAAAACTGCACAGGTGGAGAGGGTTCATTTGCTGGTTACGGCGGCATAGCAAGTGGCACGTTTACTAACTGCACAGGTGGAAAGAATTCATTTGGTGGTGACGGTGGCACAGCAAGTGGCACGTTTACTAACTGCACAGGTGGAGATAATTCATTTGGTGGTGCCGGCACAGCAAGTGGCACTTTCACTAGTTGCACAGGTGGAAATAATTCATTTGGAGGTGACGGTGGCACAGCAAGTGGTGTGTTTACTAACTGCACAGGTCTATATGCTTCATTTAGTGGCGATGGTGGCACAGCGAATGGTGTGTTTACTAATTGCACAGGTGTAGATAATTCATTTGGTGGTAACGGTGGCATAGCAAGTGGTGTGTTTACTAATTGTACAGGTAGAGATTATTCATTTGGTGGTGCCGGCATAGCAAATAGCACTTTCACTAATTGCACAGGTGGAGATTATTCATTTGGTGGCGATGCCGGCACAGCAAGTGGTGTGTTTACTAATTGTACAGGTGGAAGGGGTGTATTTGGTGGCAGTGGCGGCACAGCAAATGGCACGTTTAATAGTTGCACAGGTGGAGATGGTTCATTTGGTGGCGGTGGCACAGCGAGTGGTGTGTTTACTAATTGTACAGGTGTAGATTATTCATTTGGAATAACGTCTTTAGGAACTTTTACAAATTGCACAGCAGGAATTAATTCATTTGGAGGTAGCGGAACATCATCAGGAATATTTACTTCTTGTGTAGGAGGGGAATATTCATTTGGTGGAGATTTAATGGGAACATTATCAGGAAAATTATTTTATTGTCGTATAACATTAGGTACATTTGCAACCGTATCAGGTAGTGGAAGAACTTATTACTGTGTAGATGGAAATG